AGAAGTACGTTGAGCTGATGGCCGTGGCCACGAACACGCCTGGGCATTACTTCTCCAGCGACAACACCGGCGGAGGAACACCCTCGGGTGAGGCCGTACGCCAGCGAGACGCGCGCCTGAACAGCAAGGCAGGGTGGCACCAGAAGGCTCTCGACAACGGCTTCGACGAGGGCCTGGTGATGGCGCTGGAGTTCCTCGGCTTCGAGGAGGACACGGTCTCCATCCAGTGGAAGCCGATCGAGTACATCACCGAGGAAGAGAAGCTCGCTCTGGTCGCGCAGAAGGTCGAGCTCGGTATCCCGCTTTCCGTGGCTCTGGCTGAGGCCGGATACGACGAGGACACCGTCCTGGCCTGGACGACGGGGCAGCCCACAGACGGCGAGCTGGAGAAGCGGGTCGGGATCCTGGCCACCATGGGCGACGCGCTTCAGAAGCTGGGCACAGCCAGCGCGCTAGGCATCGACATGACCCAGATCAACGAGGTCATCGACCTCGTGCTGAAGGACATCCAGGGCCTGATGGCTCCTGCGCCCGCAGAGGGGGAGTAGTGCGAGAGCCCGGGGCAGACGACATCGATATGGATCTCCTTGAGGAAGCGCTCGATGAATGCGGCATTGCTGTTCGTGTTATCTTCACGAACACGCTCGACATGAAGTACAGGCGCGTCGTGTTCGCTGCGATCAATGAGGGTCTCGTCAAGCGGGTGGGCTACAAGATGCTGGTGCTCAATCGAGAGATGAATAGGATCGACAAGGAGTATAATGCGGACTCCTGAGACGGTGGAGAGGTTCAACAACATCCTGGCGGACGGTCAGCATGCCGTGCTGACTGGGATGCTCCACCGGCCGAGGCAGCTCGATCGCTGGGCAAAGGCGAGCGGGCTCTGGGCTGTGAGGGTGGACGCTCTTCGCTTCGCTGTTGAGCGGGACATGGGCCACGCGCTCGATGAGCGAGACCAGAGGTCACTCGCCATATACCATGCGGCAATTCCAGGCGGGATTGTCGACACGGTCAGCCTGTCTCCGGAACTCCGAAAGGATTTCCAGGTCTGGCTTGAAGAGGAGATGCACATTCGGGTGGTTGTGCATTGGGGCCTGGAGCGTTATCTATTCTTGGTGTGGAAGGAGTAGCAATGGCCAAGATAGACGTTGAGGAATTGCTGAATCTCGTCCAGCAGAAACACCTGGATGCAGTTAAGGCAATTGAGGACGAGGCCGTTCGCGTGGCGCTTGAGAGCCGCTTCACCGAGATGGACAATGCCGTTAAGACGGCGACATCCGACTGGGTGAAGGCGTACGGCACGGCATCGGCAGACGGCGAGGCAGGCGCAGCGCTTAACGCCATGATCTCGCGCGCACTGTCCTCCATCAACACCTCGCTGAAGGGGCTCGGGCCTGGAGTCCAGTCTGCTCTTCAGGATGCCGTGGCTGGCGTCGTGACCTCGGCCACGGAGCAGGCGACAGAGTACGTGGCAGGCGTATCAGGCCGTACGCCTCACAGCGTGGCCGTTGCAGCGCCCGAAGTAGGCGAGGAGGTAGCGGCGCTCACGACCGTCGTCGACGACGCCGCTAAGGGGGCGAAGAAGCTTCTGAAGCCGAACCTGATCCTGCGCCTTGGACTCCGTGGCCTGCTGTCGCCGCTGTCCATTGCGCGTCGAGCTCTGACCTCCGCCAAGTCCACGATCTCTGTTACGGTCAACAAGTCCGTGGACAAGACGATGCAGGCCGTGGCTAAGGCCAATGGCACACAGGAGGTATGGGTCCCTGAGCGAGATGCCTGTGTGCGCTGCACCGCGTATGCCGGCAAGATCGTGACAAGGGGTGCGGACTTCGAGGGCGGGCTCTCGTGGGACCCCAAGCAGAAGGATTCCGACGCTCCTGGAGTGCGACCTCCATTGCACCCCAACTGCCGTTGCCGCACAGTTCCGTGGAAGGAATCCTGGGCGACGCCTGGAACGGTAAGCTTCCCGCAAGCGGTCCGTCGGGAGGCAGAGCGCTCCATCGCAAGGGGATTCTCACTACCTACCGAATCCAACGCAGCGAGGATAAGGGCTCTGAAGGAATTGCTCTCGGGCAGTCCTGACCTCCCGAAGACCGTGTTGGCCAATGCCAGGCGTGCAGCAGCCAAGGGAGAATTCCCCAAGGGCCGGGACGTTCCCAGTCCGTGACAGTAGGAGAACAATGAACGTCAAGCTGACCCGCAGTGGCGGGCTTACCTTCTCTGCAGTGGACGCATTCGGCGACCCGCTGGAGAAGTCCGAGACTGGCTGGGCTCGGCCCTACGCCACGGACAACACGTCTCCGTTCTGGTACGCGTCGGGAGATGACGACGAGGACGAAGACGAAGACGACGACAAGGGCAAGAAGGACGAGGACGACGAAGACGAAGATGAGGAGGACGACGAAGACGAGGACAAGGGCAAGACGCCCGAGGAACTCGCCGCCGAAGTCAAGCGTCTCCGTACGGCGTACCTGAAGAAGCTGCGCCAGTCCAAGAACCGTGGCACCCGGCTCTCCACCATCGAGGCGGAGAAGGTCAAGGCGGAGGAGAAGCTCGCCGAGATCGAGGCCGAGCTCCAGACGCTCCGCGAGTCCTCGGGCAAGGGCGGCCTCTCGGACGACGAGAAGGAAGCCCAGCGCGCCAAGGTCGAGAAGATGCTGGAGCGCGCTCGCAACGAGGGCAAGGCGACCTACAAGCCGGTCGTCATCCGCATGGCCGCCAAGGCCGATCTCCTCGCGGCCGGTGCGCGCGCAACCGTCATCGACCGTCTGGTCAAGATGATCGACACGTCCGACGTCGACATCGACGACGAGGACGGCTCCATCGACGTCAGCGACCAGGTGGCAGCCCTCAAGAAGGAGCTGCCCGAGCTCTTCACCGCGCCCAAGAAGCGGGTCGCGAAGGTGCCCGCGAAGGACGCCGGTGGAGGCAAGGGCGAGGACGAGAAGAAGGACGACAAGAAGAAGACCAGCTATCAGCGGCAGGCCGAGCGCCTGCGTGGCGGCCGGTAGGCTTCGAGCGCAATAGGCAAGTCAGGGGTATCATTGCCCTAGCGCTCGGCTCCTTGGCCGTGCAGATTGGCCCTCGTTGGGAAGCGGAATTCCCCAACTGGGGCCATTTGCATTTGAGCAAAGCACGAGAACAATGGGAAAGGAACCCCATGGATATCTGGCTGAAGGACCTCAAGGCCAAGCAGGCTGCGCGTGACGCCGAGCGGGCTGCGATGGTCGTATGGACCGAATTCGAGCCGGGCGACGTCATCGGCTTCCGAGGCGACGGCTCCCCGATCCACCTCATCGCGGGTGGCGCGGCCGACAACTTCGACGACTGGATCCCGGAGGAGTTCGACTCCGAGGTCATCCAGCGCGTCAACCAGATCTCGGCCGTCGAGGCGCTGGGTCGGCACACGCCCATGACCACCGCCACGAAGTCGGAGCCGCGCTCCAGCGGCATGGCGGTCAAGACCCTCAACAAGTCCGGCGCGTACACCGCGTCCGACGACACGAACGACGACGTCATCCTGACGGCGCGCAAGCACACCGGCCTCCTGACCGTGGCCGAAGAGGACCTGGGCGACTCGGCGGCGGACATCATCGCCACCAAGGAGAAGGACTGGGCGACCTCGTACGGCAAGTACTTCGACAACGCCTGCCTCGCGGTGAGCGCTGCCGAGTCCGCGCCGACGATCCCCTACACCTCTGTCTACCGCGCGCTCACCCAGACCAACGCGGACACCGGCTACACCGCCAACACCAACATCATCGGCACCGTGGTCGCCGGTGCCCCGACGTACGACGAGCTCTCCGAGGCCCTCGGCCTCTACGAGGACTCCGACTACTTCGACGAGTCCATGTCGGTCGTCATCGCGCACCCCACCTTCCGCAAGGCCATGCGCCAGATGAAGGACGACCAGGGTCTGCCGATCTTCGTGCGTGGCCAGGGCGGCGACGCGGGCACCCCCGACACCGTCTTCGAGATCCCGATCCGGTGGAGCACCGGTCTCCGGGTCCACGCCACCGCGTCCGTCACCCCGACCGGCGCGCCGCTCATGGTGTTCGGCAACCGCGACTACCTCATCGTCGGCGACCGCAGCCCCGTGGAGACCCAGCCGATCCCGGCCGCGATCTCCACCACCGATGAGGCGAACATCAAGATCCGTACCCGCAAGGGCTTCGCGGTCGGCCACGAGAAGGCGTTCTCCGTCCTGATCGACAACGGCTCCGGCCTCAACTCGTAACGGCGGGGCTCCGGCCCTAACGTCTACACGGGAGCGCCCCGGTCCCCACCCCGGGACCGGGGCGCTCTTGCTCTGTATAGGCCAACCGTCTAGGAGACGACAATGCCTCTGACCAAGACCACTCTCAACCTCTCGCTGGCCAGCACGCAGACCAACCCGCTGGACCTCGGGACCGCATCCTTCCCGCTCAAGTACGCCAAGTCCATGGCGCTTGCGGCGGGCTCCGGCACCGGCCAGGCTGACCGGATCTTCACGGACACCCGGACGCTCGCGGCCAGCGCCACGGAGAACCTGGACCTCGCCGGTTCGCTGACCGACGCGTTCGGCGCGACCATCACCTTCGCCCGGATCAAGCTGGTCCTGGTGACCGCTGCGGTGGCGAACACCAACAACGTCAACGTCATCCGAGAGTCCACCAACGGCGTGCCGCTGTTCCTGGCCCTCGCCGACGGCATCCCGGTCCGTCCGGGTGGCGGGTTCGCCTGGTGGGCCCCGGATGCAACAGCCGTCGCCGTCACTGCGTCGACCGGAGACCTGCTGACCGTCACCAACTCGGCGGCTGGCACCTCGGTCACCTACGACATCGTCGTCATCGGCGCGTCCGTCTAAGCCCGCGTAAGGGCTCCGCAGGGCTGGGTCGGTCCCCGTGGCCGCCCGACCCCCGTTCGTTCGTTACGCGCCCAGCGAGGGTGCTTTACGGCTGAGGGAGGCCGGTTGTGACCGCGTGGGCAACGCCCGCAGAGGCTTCAGAGATCACCGGCGTCGATATCTTCCAGGCAGACCTCGACTCCGCCCAGTCGATCATCGACCTCTTCACAGACCTGCACATCGGGTTGGTGGGGAACCTGCAGCCTCGCACGCTCCGGATTCTGAAGCAGGCCGTGTCCTGGCAGGCCAAGTGGCAGAAGGAACAGGGCGTCGAGGAGTTCGGTACCGCAACAACAGAGAAGCAGAGCGAGACGCTCGGCGACTACAGCTACACGAATACCTCAAGCGGATCTGGGACCGGCGGCAGCGCGGAGGATACCGCGATGCTAGGTCCTATCGCCCAGCGGTGGATTACCAAGCTCAAGTGGAAGCGCACTCGCACAATAGACCCGCTCACTCCTGATGAGCGGTGGCTTGTGGAGAGCAGCGGTCTTGACGGGATATTCCCGTGGAGGCCGATGTGAGCA